AACCTTGTTCTGACATATTATGATATATAATAATTAATACTAATTATTAAATATATATATTAAAAATCAATTTTTTATATAATAAAATATTAACTATTAATATATAACATTATATATTAATGTCTAATATTTTATTGATATTATTTCCATCACAACTATTTACTAATGAATATTTAAAAAAAATTTTTTCATATACAGAAGATAATATTAAACCTAAATCATTACATATATGTTTATGGGAACATCCATATTTTTTTACAAAATATCCATACCATAAAATTAAACTAATATTTCATCGTGCCAGTATGAAAAAATATTTTGATTCAATTAGTTTGTCCAAATATAATAAATTTTATTTAGAATCATCAGAATCAGTTGAAAAAATAAATAAATATATTAAAACAAATCAAATCGAACAAATAAGATTTTTTAATCCAATAGAAAAAGAATTGATTGAAATGATTATGAAAGACAAAATAATTAATCAAATTGAAAAATTAGTATTTCCAACTCCATATTTTTTAAATTCTACTAATTTTGACATAAATAAAAATATATCTAAAGAATTAGGAGGATTAAGACATGATTTATTTTATAAATCTCAACGAATAAAATATAATATTATGATAACAAAATCTAAAGATAATAAAATAACTCCAGAAGGTTCTAAATGGTCATTTGATACAGAAAATCGAAAACCATTTGAAAAAAATCAAGAAGAACCAGCTATTTTAAAATTTAAATCAAAAAAAAGAGATGAATATTTAACAGAAGCTAAAAAATATGTTGAAACAAATTTTTCTAATCATTATGGTTTAACAAATTTAGATAATTTTATTTATCCAATTGACCGAGAAGAATCAATCGAATGGTTAAAATATTTTATATCTAATAAATTAGAGAATTTCGGTAAATATGAAGATGCGATAAGTTCAAAAATAAAATTTGGTTTTCATTCTGTGTTATCTCCTCTTACTAATATTGGATTAATTACTCCAATTGATATTATTGAACACGTTAAAGCTTATAAAAAAAATTTAGCATCAAAAGAGGGATTTATACGTCAAGTTATTGGATGGAGAGAATATTGTTATTTTACATATGACCTGTATGGAAATTTTCTTAAATCCCATTCTCTTTACAATTCAAATAAATATGTTATACCAAAATATGTATGGGAATGTTCAACACAAATACCACCTATTGATAATATTTTAAAAAATGTAACATCTAATGCTTATTCTCATCATATTGAAAGATTAATGGGTATTGGTAATTTTTTAATATTAATTGAAACTAATCCAATTGAAATATACAATTGGTTTCAAACTATGTATATTGATGCTTATGATGTATTTATGATACCAAATGTATATGGAATGTTAGCATATGGTAAATTAACAGAATCTGCACATATGATGACAAGACCATATTTTGCTTCATCAAATTACATAATGAAAATGTCGGATTATAAATCATCAGAATGTGTTAATATTAATTCTAAAATATATAAATGGGATAGTATTCTTGATGCATTATATTGGTATCATATTTATAAATATTCTTCTGAATTTAAAAAGATTTATGCTACATCATCAGGAGTAAGTAGATGGGAAAAATTTGATTCAAAAAAAAAGAATGAAATTATTAATTTATCAAAAATATATATAAATTGGATTCATAAAAAATAATATTATTAAATGCACAATATCTTTTAATAGTATAAATTGGTTGGGATATTTAAATATTTTTTTTAAAAAAAAGTATATAGATATATTAAGATTTAAATAGATTAAGACAATGTGGTCTAAATTACTTATCAAAGACAATTTTGAGGAATATGATTTAAATTCCAACCAAGAAAAAAGCATTTTAAACAAAATTAATTCTTTATATTCGATGGATAATTATTCAAATGAATTAATTGAAGAAATTGATGACAATAATTATAATTTATACGATCATGAAATTAAATATAAAATTTTTGAAGATATAAGTTCAGTTACAAAAAAAAATAATATTATTGAATTAGTATTGAATATACCTGTAGATGAAAATATTATTTCGATTAATAAAATTAAACTTTCAAATAAACTAAATAAATATATTGAAGATATTTTTGTATGTGTTGATGGAGATAAGATAATAACACATAAAGATTTCTCTAATGAAAGTAATTTTCAAACACTAACATTTTCACAAAAAATTACTTCTAATAAAATAATTAATTGTCAATTAAATAAAAATATTACTTTACATATATTATTAAAAAACAATGTTATTAACCAAATAATAAACAAAAATATTTTTGTAAATTATTCTTTTGCTATTTTAAAAAATAAACTTAAATTTATATAAAAAATAAATTTTACTTGTATAAATAATTTAATAATACCTATTACATTATTTTTAATGAAGATACTGATTTACCATAAAAATTATACCATTGAACTGCAACAATAGCTCCAACTAATTGTGCACCAATATATCCAATAGATTCATCACCAGTAACTTTTCCTTCTAAATATGCCATTGCTGTAACAGCAGGATTTAAGTGTCCTTGAGATGCTATAGTCGCAACTAAAATTCCTACTAATAATCCGACCGCAACCATTACAGGTTCTCCTTTTGTTAATATAACAGTAAAAAAAATAAATGAACCAACAGCCTCTGCTATATAAGTACTTAACATCTATATATATAGATATATATATAATTAATGAAATTATAAAAAAAATGAAATTTATTTATAATAAATTTAAAACATAATATTATTAAATTTAATGTTAGGTCATAAAAAAATAGTTTCATCGTCAGTAAATAATTTTATTGAAAATAAAATTAAACATACAAATAACCCAAGTATTAAATACGATAATTTTGATATAGATGAATTAGAAAATTTACATAATGAAATAGAATTAGATAAATTAGAAAAAGAACTATATACAAAATCACATGATTCTTTAAATCATCCAAAAAATTATGGAAATTTATGGACAGAAGATGAACGTAAAATAATTTTAAATTATTTAAAAAAAAATAATTTTTCAAATAATTCAAGTCTTTATGATGAATCTATAATTAAAAAAATAGCTAATAAAACTGAAAGAAGTGAATATGGAGTTAAAGAAGAAATAAAAAAAATGATGTTTAATGATTATATAAATAATTTCAATTCTTATGATGAACTATATAAAAAATATAATATACCTGAAAACAATATTAAATCATTAGTTAAAATATATTTGGAAAAATACGGTAAAAAAATTTTATATCCAATTGAACTTGAAAATAAAATTTTAAAATATCAAGTTGAAAATATAAAATTAAGAAAAGAATTAAAAGAACTAAATAAAAATAATCAAATACTATCAATTACTAAATAATCATTATTTTTATTTAAATTAATAATTTTTTGTAATTTATCTAAATGAGAAGATTTTAGTAATTTAATATTGATTTGTTCTTTATTATTTTTTTGTGTATAGCTAAATTGATTAATGTACTTATCATCAATTAATAAAATATTATATTTTAATTTATTTTTATTAACTTCAATACCTTTTATTGAATCTTTTGTTCCAGATAAATTGTATTTAAGTGTTTTAATACTATTATAATCTAATGAATAAATTGGGATATTTTTATTATTAAATATTGGTTGTGTATAATCACGAACAAATAATAATAAACCGGAATTTATTTTATTATTTCCAATATTTATAAATTTATTGAAACTAATTTTTTTAATATACCAATTTAAACTTGGATAATATACACAAGTACTTAAATATTCATTAAATTCTTTATTTAAAGTCGAAATAACTTGTTCTTTATTATTAAATTCAATTAATTTTTCAGGAATATGAGAAATAATATTTTGATCAATATATTTTCTTGATATGTCATTTTTTGTAATTTTTCTTTGTATAAATTTTTTATTATTATCATCCCAATACATACAATTAAATAATCTATCATAATTATCATCAGACAAAAAATAATTTGAATTAATGTATTGAGGATTTGGTGGAAATATTATTTCTTCTAAAATATCCGTTAACAAATATCCAGCCATCATTATACTTGATGCTTTTAATTTATCATTTTCTACAATATTTGATGAACTTCCTATTGATGAAAAAGATTGTTCTCCATATGAATTTAAAGTATATAATTCTAAATCATAATCTTCTAATTCATTTAAATTATATTTTTTTGGAACCATTGAAAAAAATAGTGCAGCTTCTAAATCATTATTAATTTCTTCATCTAATCTAAATTTATAGTTTTTTCTAATATAATTAGCAAGATTATTTTTTTCTTTAATATTTTTTCCAAAATAAATATTTAATTGTTCTGTAATTAATTTTTTAATTAAATTATGATATTTAGTAGATATTGTTCCTATTTTAAAGTCTGTAATAGGATCTATTGTAATATATTTACCATTTAATGGATATCTAAGTATATCAATTGAAGTTCCTAATTTTAAAATACATGGATAGTTATTGGAATTTGTTAGCCCATAATAAAATTCATTTACATGTTTATTAGCAAAAGAACCTAAATTAAGATATAAAATATTTTCTGAAAAATTCCCTTTAATTTTTTCAAATATATTTGCTAATATAAATTCATCATTTAAAAATCCAATTTGTAAATTAGCAGCATTAAAACTAATAAATAGAATATATTTAAAAAAAATTTCTTTTCTTAAAATTTTAAGATTATCAGATTCTTCTAATTCTTTAGAAATCATAATTGGTTTTTTATTAGAACCACCAAAACATCCTGCTAAATACGGATTAACATCAATTCTCCATTTAAGATAAGGAAAATAAAATTTATAAAATTGAAATACATAAAATGGTACATATTTATATTTTGGGTTAGAAAATTTATTGATAATATTTATGTCAGTTAAACTTAATCTTGAATCCAAATCTCTAACATGATATTCACAATCTTCATTTAATGGTAAAAATCTTAAATTTACTGCTAAATGTGTTGAAAACATTGAAAAACTTGAACGTTGTGTTGGTTTATTTAAATTTTTATAATTTATTTCCAAATTATCAATATTAATTGAAATATTATCTTTTGATTTAACAGAATTATCTGATATAGTTGTTTTCCCAATTGATTTATCTGATTTTATATCTTCTAATTTTATATTTAATAATGGGGATTTAATATTTTCCATTTTATTTTGATTATCCAATTTGGTGTTATAAAAAATAAAATTATAATATTTTATGATTTCATCTATATCATATATTATTGGTTCATAAATTGAATTTACATTGCTATTTGTATTTGAATCAGTTATTTGATAATATGGATTTAAAAAAAACAAAATCATTTGAATATTATTATTAAATGTTGGATCTATATCTTCTAATATATCAGTAAACATATTAAATAAATTAAATGATTCAGGTGAACCAAATACACTATGAAAGTCAATATATATTCTCATTTTATATTCTGAAAAGTGTTTTCTCATAATAGCATAATTATAAACTAATCCAATTAAGTATGATAAATTTTCAATATTTGATATAAATAAAGAAAATGAAAATAATTTATCAGTTTTTGGAATATCCCAATAGTCTTTCATCAATTCAATATTATAAGATTTTGGTTCAAAATTAAAAAAATAATATAATTCTGATTTTGTTATAATATTTATTAATTTATGTCTTATTGTATTTATCCAATCTAAATAACTTGACATAATTTTACTCTGATAATTTGAACTTGAATTATGCGTGTTACTTTTTAAATTAAAAGTTTTACTTATATTATTTATGTGATTTTCTAATTCTTTAATTTTTTTTTGTTGATATTCTGATATTCCATTATTAGTATAATTTGATTCATTTATAATATTATCATTTATGTATTGTTCATGATTACTTAATTTATTTTGTGATTTATCATTAACCAAATCTTTTAAAACTAAATCATATTGTCCAATTTTATGTCCATTATTTTTAAAATCATTATAATTTATAAATTTATTATAATTATCCATAATAATTATATTGATATAATTTGCATATAAAATAAATTTTTATTAAATTATATTTGATATTTATGGATATTAACTAATAAAAATATATTAAAATATTTTTATAATAATTTAAAAAGTCCAATTTTCAGGTACATCCATAGCCCAAAAAAATTTATCTCTTAAAGTTTGCGAAAAAATCTTTTCTAATGGTAAATTATGTTTTTTAAAAAAAGAAATTGTTATTCTTGGATCAATATAATTTGTTTTTGATGTTGTTAACGAAAGATTTTTTAATTCCATTTTTAAATCTTTTTTATTTTCTGCTTCAACTAATTTATTTTTAATTTTATTTATTTTTTCATTTTGTTTTTTAATTTTATCTTTATCATTTTTATCAATTGATTCTTTTTCTTTATCTAATTCTTTTTTCTTTTTTTTAAGTTCTTCAATTCTTTCATTTATTTTATCAATTTGTTCATTAAAAGATTTAGAAATATTTTTTTGATGATTACATAAAATAGCTACTTTAACATTTGCTTTATTATACATATCTAATATTAAGTTGATTTTATTTGAATCATTATGATCTAATTTATCAATTTGTTTGTTTATATCATTAAGTTCAGTTTGAAATAATTTGGATGCATTATATGTTCTAAATACTTTTGCTGTTAATCCTTCCATCATCAAACCCAAATATTGATTTAACATTTGGGGATTTATTAGATCAAACAAATCATCTGTTTTTTTTTTACCTTTAGTAAATTTTGTTAAAACATTATAAACGTCAGGATCAATTTTAACTGTATTTTGGTATCTAACAGAATCTTTTCCCAAAAAATCTAATTCTATTTTATCATCAGGTAAAAAATTTATATGTTCAACTCTAAGAGAACATACACCTACAGTATCTGCTTCATCATCACCTTTTTCATTTCCTACTCTTAATGCTAAATTATCAATTAAATATAATGCTGATGCAAGTTGTTTTGTTTTTTCATCAACATTTTTTGAAGTTATATTATTCCAATTTGTTCTTCTTATTTCTAAAATATTTTTTGCTAGTTTTCTAGCCAAATCAAATTTATGTTCATCTGACTTTGCTTTAAAATCAGATTTAGCACCTAACCATACGTATTTAGTTTTTCCAGTTATATCATCTTTCCAACTAGCTAACCATTCAAGTGTATTGTCATGAATAATTTTTCCCCATTTATGTCCACGTAAAAATTTTGGTAATTCTGGGATTGGAGTTTTAGTATCAATATTTAATGTTATATCTTCTGGATAAACTCTTTTTTTTATTTTACCAGCTTTAGGGTGACATCCTCTACCTAAAAAAATTCCAGGTGGTTCAATCCTAAAATTACCAGTAGCTTGTTCTTTACCATCTACATATGCTATTTTAAATTTTGATTCAGATTTTTCTTTTTCTTCTTTTTCTTTTTGTTTAGATTCTTTGGATAAATTTTTTTTGGCTTCTTTATGTTCTAATAAATGTTTAAGAATTAAAGAAAAATCACATTTTTCAAATTCTTTAATTTCACTATGACCATCAGATTTTAATATTTTTGCCCAATCATTAAAAAAATTTTTATTAAAAATTTTATTTTTAACATATTCAGTTTCAGTAAATTTAGCATAAATTGTAGCATATTCTTCTGAATTTGGATTTAAAACTATTTTTTTTCCATCATATATTAGAGGAATAGAATGTGGTTCATATGGTTCTGGAAATAATACACCTGAATGTGAAAATGTATTCCATTTTGCTTCATTATTATTTTTTCCACCAAATTGGTTATATAATAAATAATTAAATAAATTTATATTGATTGTCATTAGTTATAATAATAAATAATAAAAAAAATATTTATTATTGAAATTTGAAACTAAATAATAATAATATTATTTATAATATTATACAAAAATAAAAACTTAATTGGCATCAACAATTACATTATTATCCATAAGTTTAAAATCATTTTCATCTGAACTTTCTTCAATTGTTTTTTCTATTTTTTTACTTTTATTTGCTTTAATTTTATTGTCTGGTAATGTTTTATTATCTGGTAATGTTTTATTATCTGGTAATATTTTATTATCAATTATTGTTTCTTGTATAATTATATTGGTTGAATCGTTTGAATCTAATAAATTATTTGGTTCATTAGAATTTGAGTCAAATGTTTTTTCTATTTTTTTACTTTTATTTAATTTAATTTTGTTATCCGGTAAAGTTTTATTTTCAATTATTGTTTCTTGTTTATAATGTAATCTACATACAGGAATATATTTTTCAGAACCACCTATATCAATTGATTTTTTACATTTAACTATTCTTTTGGAATATGTTGCTATTGTACATTTTTTATCTTTAGCACATTCAGCACAATAAGCGTGTAATCTTTTAATGTTTGAGCATATTGGAACCAAGTCTAAGGTTTTACCGAATTTATTTCCTTTAAAATCTGCAATTAATCCAGATACTATAACATATTTATTTAAATCTAAACATTTATTTACAAATTCAACTAAATCTTCAAAAAAATGCGATTCATCTATTATTATCACATCTTTTTGTTCAATATCTATTTCCGATAAATTTTTAACTTTAATCATTTCTACATTATTTTTTATTGATTCTTTTTTAATAAAATCTTTATGTGTATCAAAAAATGGATTATGTGTTGAAAATATAGTTTCTGAACGATTATCGAATTCAATGTTAATGTAAAGAATTGAATAATTTAATTCTGCCATTTTGGCTATTTGTGATAAAATATATGTCGTTTTACCTGAAAACATTGTTCCCAAAACCAAATCTAGTTGACTCCCATTCTGTTGTATCATTGTAAAAAATATATTAATATATTTATATTATATTAAGTTATTATCAATTTTTTATAAATAATATTAAAAATATTCTTTATAAAATACATATATTAAATATGATATGGTAAGTGAACTTGTTAGACAATTTATACTAAAGATAATTAAATATTATAAGACAAAATAAAATATATTCTTAATTTATTGTAAATGGAAGAAATAAAAACTGGTGTTTTTAAAATAACAGATAATATTCCAATATATGTTATAGGTGATATTCACGGTGATTATCAATGTTTAATTCATTGTTTAGTAGATTTATGTGGAGTAGCATTTATAAAATCAATCCAATCTGATAATGAACCTAATAATAAGTTTAATGAAACACATAGAGAAATTCTTGAATGGGAAAATAAAAATAATTCTGTTGTAATATTTTGTGGAGATTTAATTCATAGAAAAAGATTTCAAGATTGTGTATTAGATGATGAATGTTCAGATGTTTTTATAATTAAAACATTAATTAGACTAAAGAATTCAGCTCGTAATTTTGGCGGAGATATTATAATTATATCGGGGAATCATGAAATTATGAGTATAATTGATCCATCTGATACAACATATACATCAGATAAAAATGTTAATATTAATAGAAAATATTTTTCACAAAAAGAATTTGTCAATAATTATATAGAAAATAGTTACGCTTGGATTAAATTAAACGATATTATGATTGCACACGGTGGTTTATGTTCAGAATATTTAAAATTCTTAAAACATGAAAACGAATTTAAATATTATACGAAAAAAACAAATAATATTGACAAGAGTGATAGCCAAAGTGACAATGATAGCCAAAGTGACAGTCAAAGTGATAGTCAAAGTGATAATCAAAGTGAGATTGTGAATAATATCAATAAAATAGGAGGTTATACTAATTCAATAAATGAAGGACTCTATATTTTATCGACATATAACGTAATGATTGGGGGGGATTTATATGAATATGGTGATGATATCATTAAATTTATAAATGATAAATACAAATCATTTTTTACTAATTATTCATCAGATACTTCAAAATCAGATCCAATTGGTTCAAAATTATTTGTTGATTACGATATGTTAAATAAACATAAACACAATATATTTTGGTGTAGAGAATGGGGATATTCTGGAGTAGATTGTAATAATTTTAATGAAACTGTTAAAGAAATTGGTTGTGATAAAATGATTGTTGCTCATTGTCCACAATTTTTATCCGAAAGCAAATCCAAAATGATAAATTTTGAATGTGAAGAAAAATCTGATGAAAAAAAATCAGATAAAGAAAATTCTGATTTGGATTCGATTAAAAAATATAAAATTGCTCGAGTTGATTTAGGAATGTCAAGAAGTTTTGAATATAATAAATCAGATGAATTTATAAAATTTTTATCATATAATCACAACAGAAAAATGTCTGTGTTAAAATTATCTTGGGATGATAAAAATAAAAATTATTACTTTAATTACAAAAGTGTTATAACCAAAAAATTATCTTGTATTCAATACTTATTAATTAAATATGGATTGACTAAACAAGAATGGAAAAAAAATAATGTTAATTCAAATTGGCTTGGTTTTGAATATATTAATCAAATTAAAGGTAATAATGACGGTAATTTTATTAAAAAATGTAATAATCAAAATAATTTAGATGATATAATAATGTGTATTTTATATCCGGTATATTTAGGTAATTTGAATTTGAAATCTAAACGTGAATTTATTGAATTAAAAAAATAATTATTATAATTTACTTATATATATTATAATTAACGAATTTATAGATTGGGGGGGGGGAATAGGATTAATCCGCAATATATTTTTTTAAATAATCAAATAAAATTGAACTGTTATTTTATTTTCAAATTTAGAATTATTTATTAAAAATATTTCTGAGTTATATCTTGGTCTAATTAATTCATTATCATTACTAATAAAAATATTTTGCGACTTAAAAATATTTTTTATAACAAGATTAGTTTCAGCTGGAAATTTTAAATAAACATTATTTTTATCGAGTATATTAATTTTTGTTAAAGAATCTGGTTCAATTGTTAAATCAATTTTTTCTTGAAATTTAAACTTGGTATTATCTAAATTTATAATTTCATAATTATTAGGTGTTAAATAGTATAATACTAATAACATAAATATCAATATAATAATTATTCCAAATATCACGACCACATAATTAACTATAGTTTTCTTTATTTTATTAAAATCAAAGTTATAATCATTATTAATTTTCATTTTGATATTAAAATGTATTTTTATATAAGTTAAATATAAAATATTTTATAAATTTTATTTAAATATTTTTTATATTTGATTATATTAAATTAAAAGTATATTATGAGTTGTACTTCAATTAATAAATTATTTGGTGATGTATTAGGAATTAATCCTGAAATTTTATTGATAATATTAGGTATCATAATGTATTATTTACATTATTTATCTGAACAAAAATTTCTTATTACTAATATCATTATTACAAGTTTTGTATTAGCTTGTTATGATTTATTTTTAAAAAAAATATTATTATTTTCTGTTGTGGATGATTATTATAAATTGGTGATAAATAATATCATCACTATTGTTGTTATAGATTTAATGATTAATTTTATTAAAGATATGTCAAATCCAAATTTAAATTTTATTTATTATTTTAATCTTGCGTTTGCTTGTTTATTTTATGAAACTATTATATTTAAACTCTATAATTATAATGGATTATGTAATAAAAGATTAAGAGATATGACCAAAGTTATTATGAGATTAGCAACAATACATATTTTATCAAATTTTCTAAATGGAAATAATTATGATAAATCTTGGTTTGATTTTTCATTGGCACAAATATTTAATCTTGCACTTTTTGATACTGTATTTTCTGAATAAAAATATCAATAATAACTTTATTACATTTGAATTAACTTTTTTTAACACACATAGCACCTTCTAAATTCTCATTATCTCTACATTGATATCTATCCATAGCTGTCATAGATATTCTTGGACCACCATCTGGTTCACATAAATTTCCTCCTACATTATGATATCCAGGTTTACATTCTTTATAACATAAACTATCTATTATTTTTTCTCCTTCTTTACATTTTTCACGTTCCATTAAAGTGCTTGTAATCCTAGGACCACCATTTGGTTCACATAATGAACCTCCAACATTATGATATTCAGGCTTACATTCTTTATAACATAAATGTTCTATCAATTTATCTCCTTCTTTACATTTTTCACGTTCCATTTTTGTCACTTTAATTCCTGGTCCTCCATCAGGTTCGCATAATCCGGTACTAGTCATATTATATCCTTCCTTACAATTTTCATAACATAATCCGCCTTTTAATGTTTTGCCTTCTGGACAATATTGTCTTTCCATTAAAGTTTTTTTAATACATCCACATCCATTAGTTGTACATTTAACGTCTTCCCAACAAGAAGTACCATCTGATCTTAAACCATTTGGACATCTAGAAGCCCATTCCCAACATGTTCCTAAACTATCCTTAGTTTTGCATACTCGGTCAACTTTCTGTTTTATACATCCACAACCTGAACAAGTAGTTTTGATATCTTCCCAACAACTAGTTCCATCATCACGTTGTCCAGAATCACATGATTTTTTTAAAGGAATTGTACCAATAGATGATTTAGTATCAGTCCAACAACTTGTTCCATCATCTCTCATTCCGTCAGGACATGGTTTTTTTAAAGGAATAGTACCCACTCCATTACCATAAGTATCTAACCAACAACTTGTTCCGTCATCACGTTCTCCATCAGCACATGGTTTTTTTAAAGGAATAGTACCCACTCCATTACCATAAGTATCTACCCAACAACTTGTTCCGTCATCACGTTGTCCATCTGGACAATCTTTTTTATCTGGTATTCTTGGATTTTTTACATAATTATCAATTACTTTAAATGGATTAGTTATAAAATCCCATAAACTTCCAAATCCTTCCCATACCAAATAAATACAAAATAAACAAGCAAAAATCAAGATAATCACAATAATTCCTGTAATAATTTTTGTTGTTGAAGAAAACATATCAATTGGGTCAAATGTATTTGATGATTGTGTTGATTGTGTTGACTTTATTGAATTTGCAATGTTAAAATTTTCTTCTGAACTTGTTAAATTATTCATAAATAAATATAAATAAGTTATATATAAAAATTTTAATTTAATTTATTCTAATAGCTTGTTAACTAATTTTATATATTTTTTCATTGAATGAGTTTTTTTTATTCCACTATGTTGATTCCAAGCTTCCCATTTTGCTTTTTCTTTAACTTGCCAAAATGATGGACATTCAACATTACAATCACCTACAGTTCCTTGTTTATAATATCCATATAATTTTAACAATGTGTCATTATCAAAATTTTTGCCTGATTTTTTAATGTTTTCTGCTGCTTTTAAAAATTCTTGTTCTAAATTTTCATCAGAATTACCCATTGTATATGTCCTAATACTATATAAGTAATATTATTTTATATTATTTTATATTTATTTAAAATACAAAAATTTTTATCATATAAAAAATTAATAATTATTTTAATTATTTAATTATTTAATTTGTTTCTTCTTCATCAGATTCATCTGATAAATCGATTGAAGTATTGTTATTTTTGGGTTGAACTTCATTATCAGAATCAGATTCTACTTCAGTTTTCTTATTAGAAGATTTTTTAGTTTCTTTACCCTTAGATTTAGAATCAGCTTTTTTAGTTTTGTCAGCTTTTTTCTTTTGTTCAGGTTCAGGTTCAGCTTCTGATTCAGAAGCTTCATCTTCAGATACTTCTACTTTAGCTTTAGATTTAGATTCAGTTTTTTTACCTTTATCAGCTTTTTTAGTTTCTTCTTTTACTGCTTCTTTTTTACCTTTATCAGCTTTTTTAGTTTCTTCTTTTACTGCTTCCTTTTTTCCTTTATCGGCTTTTTTAGGTTCTTCTTTTACTGCCTCTTTCTTATCAGCAGATTTAGTTTTACCTTTAGATTTAACAACTTTTTCTTCAGGTTCAGATTCAGATTCATCAGATTCATTAGTTTCGGGTTTAGCTTTAGGTTCATTTTCTTCATCATCACCATCCTTTTTAGCAAAAGTATTAATTGTACCACTACATTGTTTTAATCCAGTAATATCTAATAGGATTTTTTTGGTTTCGGTAAAATTATTATTGAATAGAATTTCTCCTAAACTAAATTTGCTTAATTTAAAATTAATTCCTGCTTGAACATCTGCTAATGATTTAGAACATTTATAATATGCTCCTTTAATATCACTTCCGTAATATTTTTTAAGTTCATTAAAAACTGTTGTCTCTGGATGTTCAGTACTAACACTTACAACACAATGGTTTTGTTTTAATACACCGCCATTAAATACATATGCATACACATATTGAGTAGGAACTTTAGTAGATTTGTTATTTTTAGACATCTTTAATTAGCTTTTGTTTATATATGATTAGTATCTTAGAATTGAGATCATTCTTTTTTTTTTTCAACTTTTTTAATTCAATTTTTCCACAAACCTATATATATATATATTTATTTATATATATATATATA